ATAGTTGTGTTGACGTTGCAGAATATCCATAAGTGGTTTTAAGTTATCACCCATAAGTTCATCCTTAGTAGGATATGAACTGTAATACTCTGATCCTCTGCTGTCTTTTAATGCTTGAATCTTTTTCATCATTTCTTGATTTAATTCAATACCATATAAACTTAGGTCATCAACTAATATTTGATTAATCTTTTCATACCCTAAACTTTCGCCTTTTGCTTTGGCATCAGCATTTTCTAATTCGTAATGTGATTGTTCCTCTTTGTTTAACTCTGCATCTTCTTCGCTAACAGTTCTTCCTTCATCGTTTTCCATTCTGTCTGCTTCTACTTCGTCAACATTTGTTCGAGGACTATCAACTTGTTGTACTATGATTTGCTCTGGGTTTATACCAAAGTCTAATGCTAATAGTACTTCTAATAATCTTTCATTGATTGGGTATTTTAGTACAACATCTGTACTGCATACTTCTACAGGACCATCTAAAGGTCTGTTTTTAAAATCAATTGGGTTCTTTTGTATTGGAGTTCTCTTCCAATCTGATGCACTTTCAAATTGATATTTTGCTAGACTTCTTTCTAACAAGTTCATATCATCTGCTGTACACTCCATTGCAAACTTGATTCTGTATGCAATAGTCTTACTAAAACTTTCGCTTAGTATTTGTTTAAAATTTCTAGTCATATCTAAAACTCCGTATAAACTTATTTATCATCTTTGTTGATAAATTTGAGTAAGTCGTTCCTATTAAAAATCTGTTGATTTGGGTTATTTGCTTGGTCTGGATCCAAGTCTTGGTCAAGTTTTTGTCTTTTAAGTTGTAAGTCTACCATTTTTAATTTCTTATCTATCTTGGCACTTTTGCTGTCTAATGCTACTTTTAGCATATTTGCGGCGTTATCAAATATTCTTCCTGCGTGTACATCCTGTACATTCATACCTAATCGCATAAGTTCTTCATAACTTTCCAGAGCCTTACTAGCAATATCATCTAACTCTACATCTGCATTTGTAAGTCCTTTGACTTGTGGCAATGCTTCGTTAATACGGTCTGCTATGTCTAAAGCATCGTCTACTTCTTGTTTAGTCGCAGGAAGTTCAACAACTTCTTGTTCAACAACTTCTGCTTTTTCTGTTACCTCTTCTATAGGAGGTAAATTAAATTCTTCTTCTAATCTTTTTGTCATTTTCTTTTTCTTTTACCTGCGTTAGCAAACATATGACTTTCATTTAACACTCTAAAGTGTATGCCTTTACGTTTACACCACTCGTGAGCGGCTTTCCATTTTGCGGCATTTAAAACAACACTTGCCTTTTGAGATTGACTTCTTGCACTCTCCATTGTTGTTTGGGCACCTGGTTTAATTTCTATAACCTCAATCTTGGTACTACCTTTCTTGTCTTTGTATTTAATCGAAAAGTCTGGAACATACACCGTAAACTTGCCCGTCATTGGATTTTGATATGGTATTTTTAAGTTCTCACTTGCCCATTCGAGTACATAAGGATGGTCATCGCACATACGCATAAAGGCTAATTCCCAACTACTTCTGTAATAAGGATTCTTTTTGCCTACAAATTTTTGTGGATTTTTAGGAGTGTAAACACCTTGTGCAAATTTATTTGCCATAAGTTACCCCTTAATTAATTTAGACACTTCAGTTGGTGTTATTGTACTCTCTACTATTTGAACGTTTTTATCTCTTTTGGCGTTGATAATCTCTTTGCCTAATTCTGTAAGTACTATGGCATTGTTTACAATGTTATAAGTGTCTGTGAGTTGTTTTTTATTTTCCAGAGTACCTTCTTTTAATGTTTCTACAGTTGCTCTTGCTGTTTTTTCAGAGTAACCATTTGTAACAAATGCATCAATAGTTTGATTCATTTGATTGATGTTTGGTATAGGTTCGTTAAAAAAGTTTTTGTCCAGTAAGTCTTTACTGGTTTTTTGTACTGTTAATTTTTCGCCTGTAATACTGACTTGTTTGTAATGATGATTCTTTTTGATTACTTTACTGTCTACACCAAAGTTATTGAATATTTCTGACATAGTTAACCACCAAACAGTTTATCTTTGATTTGATTCTGTGATTTAGCAGTTGCTTCTGCAAATTCACTTTCCAGTCTATCGTTTGCTATTTGCCCTGCACTGAGTATTGCCGCACCTATTGTGGAGTCGTATAGTCTTTCAAAGAAACTTCTGCCTTCAAAATCTCCTGGCTCGACACTTGTTACATCTGGATTAACAAGTCCTTTGTTGGGTTGTAACTGTTGAGATGTTCTAGAAGCACTTGTGACTTTCTTTTGTGATTCATTATTAAGGCCTTTAATTGCACCTGCTCCTGGAGTATTTTCATTATTGCCAAATAATATGCCTTTGATAAAATCATTAATTCCGTTAGTAACACCGTCTATAAAATCTTCTACCAGTCCTCCTATGCCGCCTTCTAAGCCTCCTACTTGTCTAAAAAGTAAGTTGCCAACTGGATCGAATATAGGAGCAAAACGTTCTTTTTCAAAATCGTCCATCTGAACTTCAAACTCTGGACTTATTAGAACTTTTTCAAAACTAAAATCTAGTTGTAGTTCTTGTAATTCACTGCTTGAATAATCATTAGCACTTTGAGTAAAACTGTTAAGTGTAGGGTTTATAAAATGTGTTACTGATACTTTACCACCTGAGTATTTGTAAAAGTCTATCCTGTCTATAAGATACTTGTCTCTGTGTATATCTAAACCTGCTGAGCCTGGATTCCATAATCCATTATTACTGGCGTTTTGGTCAGCCATAGGTAATGTTGTATCCAAGTCTTGTTTGAATCCGTTTAGTTCGTCTGAGTATCCTCTTCCATCCATATAATGATAATTGTGATATATAGATAAAAATCTCATCCAATTGTCGTGAATATCATCGTGAACTGTTAATGCCAAGTTACCATACTCCAACCCTGTCTGAGAGATACGTTTTCTGTTGTATTGATTTAGTACTTGGTTTCTATATGTGATTTGCGGAAACTGAAAAGTTTTAATTAAGTTGCTTAACTTAAAATGTTCGCTAATATCTAAATTTAAAATACCATAGTTAGGTATCACATTGACGAAGTATGCGAAACTTTGTCTGGGAGGTGTTCCGCCACCGTTTCTAAAATGTGTGCCTAATTGGGTTTGTGCGTGACGGGGGCCTGCTAAATAGGCCCCTGTGCTTACATTGTGCCTAGACCTGAACTCCATTAAGTTGCTCTTGGTCTAAAATTAAACGCCTGTACCAGGTGTAGTTGGTAAAGGTGCCGCTATTGGGAATGGATCTCCTGCTTGTACTTTTCCGCCTAATGTATTAGGCCCTGCAACGTGAACAGCATTATCGTATCTGATTTGCATATCAACTGTGACTGGCTCACTTGTTGAGTAGTCGTGTTCGCTGTAGTTAGTATTAATTAGGAAACAACCTTCTAATTCCCATTGCTCAGTTGCTTCTGCGTTAGAGCCATCTAATACCTGAATTAACATATCAAATTTATAGTCTGATCCTGATATTGCTGATGTTTGTTCAAAGTGGTTTAACTGTCTTTGGACTTGCTGTCCAACTAAAGCGGAAACTTGGTTAGTAATATCATCCCTTATAATGAGTGATACTGGTTCCCAAGTATGCTTACCTTGAACGTATGCTCTAGAGTTATAACTGTCAATGGTTACTTCTTCATAGCCTAATGTAGGTCTTGTTACACTAACAACATTACTTGTTAGTTCGTCAGATCTACCACCGGCTCCAAAACCTGTCATTATGACTCTAAATCTATAACGTAATTTTGGTTGGAGGATTCCCAGACGATTACCATCAATTGGTACACCGAATTTATCCTTTGTTACTGCCATTTCTTTTTCTCCTAGGAAGAACTTAAATGTTCTTATATATGCAATTATTTATCTTATTTCACTCAAAAAAAAGCGGCACCTATTAAGTACCGCTTTAATTGTTACTCCTACTGTAACTTTTTAAGTCTTAACTACCTGTTTGACCTAATGTACTTTGAATTCTTATCGGAACATATATAAACTCAACTGCTTTAGTTGGTTGTATTGCAACGTCTAAGTATAACTCATTTCTATTAATTCTTGCAGTAGTGTTGTTTGTTTCATCACAAACTGTAATAAAGTCAAACACACCTCTTAGGCTTACAAGTTCTGACAATAATTGGTCAGCAACTCGTTTTACGCCTTGTCTAGTAATAGAATCATTTGGTTCGAACAAGAATGGTTTTACACCGATATCTAATTGATATCTGACATAGTTAATCAATCTTGCTACGTTAATTCTATCTAAAGCACTAGAACTTGGATTTAATGTTTTCTGTCCAAATACTGCTAGACCTTGTCCAGGGAAGTTTCCAATTGGGTTAATTTTGTTTGCGTAAAGAGTATCTCTTTGACCTTCACTTAAATTAACTACTTGGAATTCACTAGTTGCTTCGTTCACATAACCAACTGAAGTAGCATTTTGTACTAAACCTCTGTTGAATCCTGCTGGAGCAAACCACTGATATGCTACCTGGTCATTGTATGCTAAAGTTCTTAAAGCAATGTGACTTGCTGGAACTACAACATTTGTACCGTCTAGGTTAGTTGTTAAACCGTGTGGGTAATGAACTGCCGCATAGGCTGAACTTGAAACAAGTCCTTCTTTACCGTTCTCACCTGCTTTATTGGCATTGGTTGCCCAATTTTGTAGACTTAA